AAATGCCAAGCATTTCCCAAGGTCTAGTGTTGGGTGCGTCGGTGTCATAAAAATAGTTGTAAATGCCTCTCCAGGCTCCTAACAACTCTGTGCCATCAAGTTTGCTCTGGCATGAACTATAGTTCCAGGTAAACTGATTGCTGGCAATATATTCTTGCTCACGATAGTTGAGTTTGTTTGCTCCTACCCAGGACAAGAAACTCACGCCCATTATCTCGGTGATTTCTTGTTGTGTGTAATCTGTTTGCCGGAACTCGCCGGGCGCCACATCCTCGTAAACCAATGGAACAGGATTGCCAACCAACTTTAAATTATTATAAATGCGCTTCTCAAACTCCAACAGTACTTCGTCGCGAATATCATGATAGGCCACTGTGATTGAACCGTCGTGGCCTCTAATCACCAGCGTTGGGTCAACATAAGTGTCGTCTAAAAATATTTCTGGAACGTAGGCAGGATATAGTCCTAGCTTGGATGGAGTTGAAGGTACAAAGTTTCCAACAGTGAGTGTATACTCTCTTAGAGTTACAATATCACCTATTGCCAATGGAACGTCAATGGTCACCCTAGGACCATCCACGGCCACAGTATACTCAATGCCGTTGCCCAGCAGTTGTTGACCATTGAGATAGATCAAGATTGCACGATAGTTTGCTTCAGTAAAGTTATAACTGTACAAAGTATCAAATGTATTCCCAGTAATGGGTGTTACAGTATAGTTTGTTTCCTGGAAGGTTTCTCCCGAAGGCACTGTGTCAGTGAAGTAAAATGGCGACAACTCATTTTTGCCAAGGTTAATGATTGTCATACAATCATCAAGTACTTCAGCCGCAGTCATATTTTGGAAGTTATTCTTAACTACCGCATCCATGACAAGATTTTTATACTTTTCGTATTCTTTAGACGAAAACTCCAACGCTCGGAAGAAGTCATATTGCGAGTTGTTGGCAAACAGTGCGGTCAATGTCACAGGAGCACTGTTCTGTATGATCGTATCGCCGTACGGTATTAGATTTCCAAGGTCTCTGGTGTTGTTCTGACCATTGATTATGCCTGAGAATGTACGAAGATTTTGACAGATACTTCCATAGTAGTTTCTCACGGTACCCAACGTAACAGTTGTGACTTGATTGTTCAGTGGGTTATTTTCAAGATTCAATGGCACACTATAAAAGCCAGTGGGGCTGGCCACATCACTCACAACACTGACTTCTATAGACGAGTTCAGAGGTGGCGGATTTATAAATGTAATAACTGTGCTGTTGTTACTTTTAACTTCATAGGTGTAGTTGTTTGTAGTTAAAAATACAGCATTGACAAATACTTTTACAGGTACTGATGTACTGTCAGTCTTTACAGGAATGTCAATGACCAGTGGGGCACCTGTATAGGTAAACGAGAATCCCTGCCGTGATGTCACTGTGGTATATGCTGTACTCCATCCAATCAACTTGTCAAACTCAAGACGACTATAATATTGTCTTATAAAGCCTGTGCCAAGCTGTTTGGTCACTGTTATAGTGTCTTCAACATAGGTAAACTGATCTATGTAAAGATTGTTGTCAAAGACAATGTCGCCTACGTTGTTGATTGTCAAATACTTGAGTGGTTGTCCAATGACTTTGTCTGTGACACCTTCACCAAGCGCATAACTGAACAACTTGGTGCCTGTAAATGATGTTCCTGGATAAACTAATCGATCACTGAAACTAAACCCGTTGCCGTCAAACACATCAAACAATGGTGCTTGATTGACACTGGTTTTTTGTTGTGCTGGAAGCCAACTAACGCCGTTATACCAAAAACATTTTCCTTGTTGCGTAATACCGCTGGTAATGATAGTGTTCTGTCCGTAGAGTTGATCGGGCGTATTTAGATCAGCGGGTTGCAGATCAATGATAGGAACACCTGATCCGCTGGGTTGTATGAATTTGACCAAGTATACTTTGTTACGCACCTCTGGATCAATGTCTGCGGCAAAAATAACTCTGGTTCCGTCAGCAAATGCATATCCATCTATGCTGTAGCCAATGGTTCCGTTGATGTTACTCAACGCATCAGTTTCTCTAAAGTCAATGATATTAACCGGAGCTATGGCTTCTGTACCATAGTCAAAAAGTTTGAGGTCGGGAATAAACTCAATGACAGGACGTTTGGCACGATACTCATTGTCTAACAATGGCACTGTGCCATTGTATTGTGCAGTGGCGTTGATGATATCAACGTGGAACCAACGATTACTGCGACTCCAGGCATTTTGATCGCGACTTGCACGGTTTACTGTGAGGTAATCAGTATCCAACGGCGCATTCAACGAGTCGTCATAGGGTGTAGAGTCGTAAGGAGTTGAATCGTAGGGAACTGTGGTTGATCTAGTATATGTTTCAGGAGTGATAAAGATTTCTACTGGTAGCAGTTGTATTGATGATCCAACTCCTTCAACATAGTAGGTGTTACCCGAATAGCTGGCAGGCACAGTTGGGCCTTGGAACTGTATTTTAAGACCATTTGAGAATACCACACCGTTAGGACTGGTATAATATCTTGATCCAATAATATCAACTATCTGTGCTGTGTTGGGTTGACCTGTTGCAGTTTGATTGAGCAACCACGTATTATCTCCCAGTGAGCTTACAAGATACGTTCCATCAGTTACTCCGCCGCCGCTGAGTATCATGCCGGGTAACAAGGTGCCGCCTAGAGCTGTAGAAAAAGTTAAAATATTGTCGTTAATATTAGCATTGACTAGTCGGACTGTGGGAATACTTTCATCTTGCACCACAATAGGAGCAGTGTTGGGGTTGTCAACCAGTCGGATCAATCCAAACAAGGCAGGATTGTCTTGATCTTGATAGTAAAGCACATCAAGATTGGCAGTGATCAATGGTATGCGCTCAAACACGCCCGATGCAGTTTTGTAAAATCCAATATTTGAATATTCAGTTCCATATTCAACCAATACTTTGCTGAGATTGTTTACTGGACGATCAACAGTGAGTTTGATATATGGATTGGTTGGGTCATCATAGACGTAGGTGATACGCCACACAGAATACTTCTGACTGTTTAAAGTTATTTCAACTGTCTCATCAAAAGGAACAGTGTCATATGGTTGTCCTGGGCTGTCGTAGAGGCCAGTAAAAAACCATCCAGCATCTCCTAAGAATATCACTGTGCGGCCGTCAAGGTCTGTGACACCATCAATGCCGCCGTAGTTACTCAAAAACTCTGACACATATTGATTGTTTATCTGGTCAAAGTTAATGTCAGTGGCAAAACTCACACGTCCAGCATCTGCCAGCGTGTAGTAAAAGTTTTGTGCTGATTTTTCTGGGACGTTGAATGTGATTGTTCCATTATCGTCACCATTGTTGAGTACTCCCAGTACTTCTCTACTGCTCTGATTAGGAGTCTGAGGCAGTGTGCCTGATATGCCAGGTACTGCTTGTATCCAAAAACGATGACCAGTTTGTTGAACATTGAATTCGTAGGTGCCTTGTCTGGCCAAGGTGATTGTTGGGTTCTGTCCAGGTACACCACTGAACTCGTAGTTTGTAGCATTACGAGTTACGGTAAAATCATTAGTTAACGGTATAGGATCTGCAAACACATCAACAGAATCTGGGCCTCCCGGTAACCAGTAGTACTGGCTAAAGTTAATAAACTTGTCAAGATCAACAAATGGATCCCAACTGTAGTATTCGCTCTCCCACAGTCGATCCTGTCTCGAAGTATTGCCACCCTTGACCTTGATTGAATCTATCAATCCTGGATAGGTCACAGTTGATTCAACAGTGTTGGTATTGGGTTTTAAAAATACTACACCTGGCTCAAGTTGATAATCTGTTCTTATTTTACTTGGTTCAAGAACATAGTTGTCATTGGGATTAACACCTGGACCAACACGGCGACCAATATAACCTTGTGTGGGTTTGAGTTTGGGATCTTGTACCAGTTGATCCAAGGTTGCGCTGAGAAACTGCCGGTTGGTGGCAGTGCGGAAAATCTCTGGTAGAAAATCTACAGTACGAATTCTTGTGTTAGCCATTATTATACAACACCACTGTTAGGAGCGGTTCTAAGTTCACTGCTGGTCAATGCATCAATCACTTCAATATCTGTGACCGTGGCAGCATTGACAAATATCTCATTGGGCTGGCTTCGTATTTCATACAAATCGCCAAAGCTCTTGAGAGGATCCTGTGGCACCAATACCACTGTGGAAATAATGTCTCCTAGTTCTCGGTGGAGATAGGCTGCCAGCTCTGAGAAGTAAAAAGTTAAACCAAAATCCCATTTGTCAATGGTAAAATATTCATTGAGTGCGGCTACCATGCGACTCTTGATCTCGCTGATACTGACCACAGAGTTTGAACTGCGAATAACTTTGAGGGTGGCACGTAGTTCTGGTGGTGACTTGATTCCAAACAACGGTTTGAATACCACAGAGTTGAGAATCACGTTGTCTGATATCATTTTGTATCGATTCAGACTACTGTACGACGCTGATAACTCGTCAATGGTTGGTGGTGATGGCTCGGGCACTGTGTTGGTCGAGTCTTTGATATAGTTTTGATAGGCAGTATAATAGGCCTGTGTGACCAAATAGATATCAATGATGTTTGAAGATCCTGGGTCAATGCGTCGACTCAACGGAGCATTGTGGCGATATTGGAATGCCAGGCTTTGACGGCCAGTTCTTGCCAACAGATTATCAATCTGAGTCAAAGTTCTAACTCCGTTAAAGGCCACGTCAAGTTCATAAAATACCAGGTCGGTGGTAGCATAAAAATACTGCCCGTCGGCATACTCTGCTTTGACTAGCTCAATCTGATCTTTGGTGCCAAACTCGCTGACCACTTCACCAGCATCCAAAGGTAGATAACGCTCAAGGTTATCAAAATCTACCGTGCGCTGAAAGAACACATACTTGGTTGATGGATTGATAGTGGGTGCCACAATAGTTTCAAAATAATCAGGGTCATCAGCCACTCCGTCATTGTCAAAGTCTTTGAAGCTGATACGCACTTGGAAATCATCTACATAACCATCACTTTCAATGGGCTGTCCAATGATGTCCATGATGATATCAGAATTCTGTGGCAAGCTCACGTCTGGTAGATTGTTTGTTTTGAGGCAGTTGATATAATCATTGATCACAGTGCCTGTGCGTGGATCATACACTTTCTGCGATCCATCATAGAAGAAACGGGTTTGTAAAACGCTACCCCAGAATCGTTGCAGTGATCGGTAAGACACAGTATAGGTCACACCGTCTGTGGTAAATGCTACCAACCACGAGTTGTCTAATCCCTGTCCACTTTGGTTCTGCGCATTGGCCAAACTAAAAGTAGTTGCTGGATTTAAGTTATTAGCAGTGATCACGTACCAGGTGGCTGTCAAGTTGTCAAAACCAATACCAAAGTTTCTGTATAGTTCAATCTGTTCAGTCATTGCCTGTTCAACTGAAGTAGGCAAATCTGTAACAAACTTAGGAATCACTTGTACAGGTACAGCGTCTGTGGGTATAAAGTTATTGAGTGTGACAGGTCCAACACCGTCTGGCAGATTTCCTGTACCAAAGTTAGTACCATCAAGTATCAATGCACTGACTGTTGCCCATAACACCAACTTGTCGTTGGGTTGTGATGGTATACCTAACTTCAGTCGGTTGTTTTGATCAAAATAATAACCAGCTGGTGGCACAAACTTGATCAACGACCCTTGAGCCATGTACTTCTTGTTGTCACTGGTTTGAGGGCCAATGGGTGCTGGTGCTCCGCTGGCCTTGAACTTGAAATAGCCTGTGGTTTCGTTGGCCGCAGTAGTGCTTTGTTGCCACTCAAGATTCAGCGTGGAAAGATTTGGTCGAGGAAAGTTTTGATAATAAAACTCCAACATACCCCGACTACTCAAGGTAGGTTCTACTTCATTGATGATGGCATTGGCAATGTCGTTTTGATCAACAAAGGTAAATGTGAAACTTGGACTGGCAGTATTTTCCCAGATTAATCCATCGCTGGCAAAGATATTGGTAGAAGAATATTTGCCGGTGATATCCACTAGATCAAGATACCGACTGGTACCAATAGAACTGCGATTGACTGCTTTGGATTTGATAATAGTACCAAACAATGTGTAAGGCAAGTTGCTATAATCTTCTCCGTTGACCATTCGGTTCTGTGTGTAGTAACGAGCAGGGGCACGTTGCTTGATAGCCGCAATAGTTTCTCTTGCGGCAGCATTGCTCACTGGTTGACTGAGGCCACAAGTAAATGTAATGTTTTCTAGTCTTCCAGTGCGGCTTACATAACCAATGGAAATCTGCACTGCCTGCATTTCTTCAGGATTGATAATATACTGCAGACCATTTGAAGCTCGAACATAGCTACGGAATGTGCCCACAGGTATCTCTGTGAATACTCCGTCGCCAAAGTTGAGATTGATCTGGTCGTTGGTTCGACTGGTCACAGAGAAAAACTTACGAGCATCGGGCGCCAGCTGTTCTACTGCCGCGGCATAGATAGAATCAACTTTGATCCATTCATATTGGACGTTACCAACGTCATCAAGTTGATAGAGCCATACGTCATCGTTGTTGATTCCTTCAATCTTGACGGCTACTACACGATTTGAAATACGTTCACCAAGGTTGAAATCTTGATTTTGCAGTGTTCCTTGTTTGAAATAAAAGAAGAAACCTGTGTTTGGACTTCCAAAGCCCAGTCTATCATTGCGGAATAATATGTTAAACACTCCAGATGGACGTGGTGCTGGTTCGTAAACATAATCTTCATCTTGGAATGTGGAACTCACTGCTTCAAAGCTCATTGATGTGCCATCAACTGTTGATGTAAACGGAACCACTGGCAAATAACCTGGCACAAGATTTAAACTGTACTCTTGCGTTTCAATGCCAAGTAGGTTTTTAGTTGCTCCTGGTTTACCAAATCTTTGACTGTCGGACAAGGCCGCATTGACAATCACAGTAAACTGCTCTTGCCAGTTTGGGTTAGTAACGTCGTTCCAGTTTATGGTAACGCCGCTGAGGTTTTGTCCGTTGTAGTCTACAACGTTTTCTGTGGTTGAAACGTTGAAGACTTTGAGATATCCTTGTGCTTCTTGATTTCGCTTAGGAGTATAGCTCACAAGCTCTGCTAACTGCACCACAGAATCACGTCGTTCAGCAGTGTCTAAGAAGTTTTCACGAATGTTTAAGTCGTTGCGGAAAGACAATGCCTGGCCCATAAAGGCCATGACATCCAAGAGAGCCACAAACTCTGATGATTCAATATAATCGTTGAAGTTTTCGGGATAATAGATGCGGATGTAGTCAACAAAACTTTTGCGCAGAGTCTCAAAGTCATAACTTTGAAAGTCTGCTTCTCTGTATGTTGTGTAGATCCGTTTCCAGTCCTCTACTCCAAATATTGCTGTTTGTCTAGTAGTCTTGGCCATAATACCTTCCGTGAAGTATTTATGGTTTGAATAAACGGCTTAGTTTTAGATGTAACTGGCTGTGCGAGTCTGTTGATCAAAAAACACACTCAACAGTTCGGCAGTTTGACCTTGTACAGCCTGTATTTCTAGTTCAACAAGAATGCCGTTGACCTGTGGATAGGCTTCGGCACTGGATAGATATATCCTAGGGTCTTGACCAACAATGCGTTGCATTTCTTGCACTATCAATGAGGCTGTTTGTTCTGTTTGTGGCTCAAATATCAGATTCCACATTGTTGTGCCAACATCCGGACGACCTACTTTTTCTCCTTGGCGGATATTAAAGTAGTTTAACAGGTCACGTTTGATTAACTGGAAGTCTACTAGGGTAAACTTCTTGTATTGATCAATGGTGTTGAATCCGATAAAAGTTGCCATGGTCTAGTATTTAAGCCGTTTGTATTGGAGGTAAACCTCGACGCTGGCGTTCAGCGTTGATATTTGCTAATATAATAGCATCGTCGCCTGAATATGTTAGATCTGCGTCAGCCACGTTTGAATAAATGGTAAACGGAGTTGTATAGTTTGGTGTGGTAACTTTGGCATCACCAATCACCGATGACACAGCGGCATCTATGCCACTGCGGTTTACTGTAGAAGTAGACCCTATGCCTGTGGTACTATAGCCCTTGAGAGCATCGCTAATCTTTTGATTGGCTAGATCTACTGCATATTGCGCACCACGTACCAGTTGGTTGATAGAAGAATTCTTAGTGGCATCGCCTATTTTGTCTTGTATCCAGGATTTCACTGTTTCAGCACCATACTTAGATCCTGCTTGTACAAGACCTGCTAACTTGGCAGGATCTTCGCCGCCGGTGACAACACCTGCTGACCTTAACGCTCGTAAAGATTGCTGATAAAGATCTGTTTGCACAGAGGCTTGCAAACTACGGTCTGACAGCAAGGAAGTAACATTGTTGACTCCAGATTGTCCTGTCCAGACGGAAGGACTAGTTAGAACATTTACTGCTGTGGCATCGCCACCTGTGAGATAAAACTCCACAGTGCCGGGCTTTAAGTAACCAGCGGCTTCTAACTGTGCAGGAGTGAGTTTATACTCCCCTAGCCCCTCTTCACTGAGATCTGTTGAATCTTGTCTGGCATCAAGTCTGGTTTGCGCCAACATGGCAGTGACCTGATCAGGTTCAATAGAACCCACACTGGCAGTGGCAGGAGATTGCACTTCATAGTCTTCAGCCTGTATTGGGTCGAACTCTACGTCTTGTATTTTTACATATTTTGCTTCAATCTCTCCTGACACTGCTATTGGTGCAGTTGATGCTTGTAGTTCTGTTTGATTATTGATACCACGACCTTGTAACGGATAGGGCTGGTGTGTGGGTGCTCTGGTTACAATGGTAGTCAATGCTCCATTTTGTACCACCCAACCACGATTTTGTTCAAACTTGACATCAGGTAAACTTTGTTTAAGGATGTCTCCAGGTTTTGGAACATCGGGGGCATTACCACCATTGAGAGAAATACATCCAGCACTGAGAACCATGTTACTACCAGCGTCCCAGGTTCCTGATTTTGAAGACTTAAGGCTCAGAGTGCCATCGCTCTTGATACCCACATAGTCATTGCTGTACATCAAAAGAGCCTTGGACGATTTGGCAGTGATTAGCTCACTTTCCATGGCTATAGCTCGTTCGCCTTTGACGTTGATTACTCCCTTGGCATTCATGTTGATATTACGATCAGCATGCAGGTTGATGTCACCGTTGCTACGCAGATTTACGGAGTTAGTGCTGTAAATGTCCACTGTGCCTTGACTGCCAAACTCCAACCAGGTCTGACCATTGCCGTGTATAATAAAAAAACAATCGCCTGAATCGCTCATGGTGATCTGATGACCTTTGGCTGTGCGTAGGCGTACCAAGGCATCGTTACCTGAAAGATCACCATCGTCCATGACAAATGAGTGACCACCGCGTCGAGCAATGACTGTGGCATCTTGCGGATTTAAACTTCCTGACTGAGCTTTTTGTCTTACATCAGCATCAGTCATGCCTCCAAGATACACAGGCCTGCCTGGCGTACTGATACCGTACACTGTGCTAGGACTTTCTCGCTGAGCATTTGAGTTGATGGGCCCGCGTATGGGATCTTTTATCAGGCCTTGTTGCAACAACACCGCGGCAACCACACTATGTACTGGTTTTTTGCTGTCGTAGAACTTGGGATTTTCTGCTATCTGTTGATTGTTGATGTTGAGCTCAACCACTGGTAGTTGAGCAACTCCATTGAAATATGGTTGTTGTGATGAGTTGTCTAGTTTGTAGTTGCGTGATGCACCAATGGCTGGCAGCATGTGATTGATGCCAGGCTCAACAACTGCACCAAGATAGTATCCGTAGTTTGAGTCACCGGATGCAAAGAAACATATTAACTGTGTGCCAATGTCAGGCGGTGTAAACCACATGCCGTAACTTTGTTTATTGAGGATGTACCCACCCTCACCTGTTTCCTGTTCAACAGGAGGATTGGTAGTACCGTAGAACGGGCTTACTGGACTGACCGGTCTCCAAAGATCTGGATTGTTTTTGTCTGGGCCAGCAAAGTCTTCAATCCAAACTTTTACCTGTCCACTGCGTGTACTGTCCAATACTTGTCGTACTTCGCCTACATACATGCCCACCTGGGTGGGTGCATTGCCTCGATCTAGTTTATAACCACCGGGTATGCCCGATGAGCGTTGCATATTATCTGCCATAGTCTTCTACTTATTATGGCCCAACCTGGAACGGGCTAAAAGCTGATGCTTCATCATCGTTGGGCGTTGCTGTGCCCGGTTTGAGCGAAGGAGGTCCAGCTGGTGCTGTTGGTACAAATGCAGATTCATAACCAGTGTATGAAGTATCTGGAGCTGGAAGAGCACCGGTGTTGAATCTAGCTCTTGCCGCGGCTGTTTCATTGGCAGCAATTTGATTATCTACCTTACGAATATCTGCTATCTGACCGCGAACACCCACTGCCGCAGACGTTTGTGCGGCATTGGATTGTTGTATGGTAGATCCCTGAGCTCTTACTTCGTTGGTAGCAGTACCAGGATTAAAATATCTCACAGCCCCAATCAATCGTTGTGTGAACCTACCTTGTCTAAAGTTGCTTCTAACCAGTAGTGCGTTGAACACGGTGCTTTGTGGTTCTAGTGCTATCTCAGCAGTGGTCTGTCCATACAATCCACCGTTGGGGTTTATCACGGCCAGGCCGGTACTTGTGTTGTAGTCGTTGACTGGATTAAACTTGATTTCATACAATACCTCGCTGGCTGCGGTGTTTACTGATCCATCGGGCATAAACGGTGAAAGATTTATGGCTCGTGGATTGTTGTAGAACACCTCACTTTGTTGTAACCAGTCTGGGTCACCAATGATAGTCAGAGAAGATTTTTGTATGTCAGCATCGTTGTACAATCTTTCTGCCAGCTGTGCCGCAGGAGTGGTTGTATCTCCGGTACCACCTGTGCCTTCAGAGTTTGGTTTGTTCTGATATGCTCGCTTTTCATATATTCTTGCGCTTGATGTAAAGTCTCCAAATGGCACACCGCCTTGGCTATTGGAAAAAGTAGTAGTATAGTTGTAGTCTACTTGTATATCTAACTCCAACACTTCGGAGTTTTCGCCTGTGAACCAATAGTTATAGACCTTGTGTGTGCCCCGGAATCGAGACTGAGGAAATACAGCCACTTTGGGATCATTGATCTGATAAGGTGATATTGTGTAGACTATTTTGTAAGATATATTTCGTCTGATGTTATCGTATTTCTGCGGTGTGACTTGACAGCCGATTCGAAACCATTGCACTG